CGTCTCTTGCCCCTCGCCCGATCCTTTGCGGGAGAGGGCAGGGTGAGGGTGCTGCTCCTGGCGCGCGAAGAATCCCGAAAAACGGCAGAGCCAGCAGCAGAGCAGTCACAGCGAAGACACGGGACCCTTCACGCGGCAGCCACGCGCGAGGGTGACAAAACACGGCATGACAGGAAAAGGAGGGTTCGCCAGCTTATGCCTTTATCACCAGAAGAAGTAGCGAAGGACACGGTCGAGATCGCGGCGGGACGCTGCCCGGAGTGTCATATCAATCTGGCCGGCGAGTGTGTATGCGGGTTTCTGAATCCGATCAGTGGCCAGAAATTCTGCGCACACTGTGGCAAGGCGCTCAGCGGCAAGCCGACTCCCGAGGGCCTCGTAAAGCACGCGGCGAGTCATTGGCGCACTGAAGCGGGAGCGCAATCCCTGGGAGTCGATGCGCTCCGCCGCTGGCACCTGGTCACCGGCTATAGCGCGTGAACCATGACCTCTTTTAAGCCTGCGCACGTCCAAACGACCCGCAAGCGGGTCGAACGGGCAGACTCCTTAGCTCGCTCCGCGCGTGGACGCGCTCCGCTAGTGTGGACGCACCCCAACTCTGACTGCGATGTGCTCGCCGAGCGCCTGACCGAGTGGGCCGCGCTCGCGCGGGCGATGCCTCCGGCCTGGGAAGGCGCATCGATCAGCCATGCTATCGGTGGCGACGGTGGGGCGATTGGGCGCATACTACCCGGCAAAGGGTTGCTGCTCAAAGAAGACCTCAAGAATCTCGGTATCAACAAGCCGTTACCCGCAGTCTACGAGCGAAGTCCTTTTCTGCTGCTCACGGACAAATGGCATCGTCGAAAGTGGAGCGATCACACACGCAGAGCCTTGGTTGCCAGTCATCTCGGCTACAGCACGGATATAGTAGATCGCCTCCTCTCCGAACGCGGCGCGATTACCACTTATGATGGAATAATTTCGGCGCGCGCAGCACAAACTGGCTCACCACTTGACATAACGGCGATGAAGCCCAGCATAACCAGCGTCGCCAATCAGTGGCATTCGATGCAAATGCAGGCAGGGACCCCGGCGGCGCAGGTCAATACCGCAAGTCCCGGCGCGGCAATGACCGCAACGAACGCGGGTGCCTGGAACTTACCCTGGACAACGCCAGGTTCCAATAATCGCTATCTTCTGAGCTTTGGCTATGCGGCTACGAACATTGTCAACTTCGCAATGTTGGTCGATATCCTGGTCGCAGTCTCCGCGCTCGCGCTCGGCTCATCGGGCACGACGACTTTCAACTCTGCTGCGTTGACGCGCTATACGAGCGGGGCGGGCGTATTGCCGATCTTTGAGGTATCGACCCTGTTCGGCGGTACGGCTGCGATAATGGTGCTCAACTATACCGCGGTCGGCACAGGGACAAACGCCACCGCCGCGATGCCAGTGCGCTCCACCGCTGCTATTCTTACGATGCTCCAGCCGTCGCCATTCAGCAACGCCGCCAGCACGGCGCCTTGGATATCGTTAGGAACGGGCGACTATGGATTAACCCAGACCACCTCAATCGTGATGGGCGGCACTGCGATGAGCACCGGTGCGGCGCATCTTTATCTCTATTATCCGTTGCTGTTTGTGCCAGGACTCGCCGCGAACATGTACATTGAGCGTGATTCGACTACGCAGATTGATGGATTGATTGCGCTCGCCAAAGACGGTTCAAACGTTAACGGTTGCCTCGGCCTCTTCGTTCAGACGAACACCACTTCCTCGGGCACCATTACCGCATTCATGCGGTCGTGCGTTGGTTGATGTTGATTATCGGACAACCGCCGAGCTTGAGATCTTACGCACAAAATGTGGCCGGCATGGGATGTGATTGCTGGGGTCTGTCTAATTTGGGAAATGGTAATCAAGTAGCATTCACCAGTATGTGGGCACTCGATCCCAGCCGGCGAGTGCGCCACAGCATTCCAACCTTCCAGACGACGAATACGAAATGGACTCGCAACCAGAGCGATTGGCGTGATGGGCACGTTCCCATCGGAACAAAAGCCGCCACAGATAATACCGGTGCAGTAACGACCGTCGACATCTCAACTCAAGCAGCTACACCAGCCCCGCAACTTAAAGGCCTTGCTTCGAGCACAGTTTCGACTCGGGCGCTTACACCAGCACCAATATTCACTGCGAGCCGTAGCGCAACCATCCCGACCAAAGCGGTCTCCCTTGCGCCTCGATTCATTGGTAAAGTGAGCACCGCGGTGAGCGCACAGGCGGTATCAGCAGCCGAGACGATCAAGCTTACCGCGAGCCGAAGCCTGACGATAACATTACAGGCACTGAGCCCGGCGGCGAGGTTCGTGGCGAACATCTTGATCGCGGCCTCGGCGGAGGTCCTTATTGCTGGGGCGCGTTTGCTGGGCAAGGCGAGCACGGCCATTCTGACCCAAGTATTGACGCCGGCCGCGCGGTTCGTAGCCAGGGTCTCCGCAGCAATCGCGGCGAGGGCGTTGACTCCGGCAGCACGTTTGGCGGCGAAGGCTTCGACGATAATCCCTGCGGACGCGCTGGTGGCAATGACGGTGGTGCGGGCGGCCGTGAGTGCAGGGTTGGCGCTTGTGGCCGATGCCCTCACCCCGGCAGCGCGCTTGATCGCGAAGGTCTCGGCGGCGATTTCGGCTGACGCACTGACAACTAGTCAAGCGATCAAGATTGCGAGCCAGGCGGTTGCATCGCTTGCGATCGTAACTAAGACACTGAGCCCGGCGTCCCGGCTCGTGGCGAAGGCCATTTCCACGATCGCCGTGCGAGCGTTGAGTACGGCGCCACGGTTTACAGCCAAGGCAATCTACACGATTGGCGCGCAGACAGTGAGCTCGGCTTCCCGATTCGTATCGAAAGCCGCCACTGCGATCTCCAGCCAGGCACTAAGTCCAGTGTCCCGGCTTATATCGAAGTTCAGCGCGGCAATTCAGACCGTGGGCATCGCGCGCATCGAGGCGGTCAAGGGGATGCCCTCCGTTGTCTACACGAGCCTCAGCCCGGTGCTGTCGCCGTCCCCGAGATTCTTGGCCAAAGCAGTCGCCACTATCGTTAGTCCGGCCCTGACCTACGTCGTTGTCTTCAAAGCCAGATCGTCCGCCTCGTTGGCGATCATCCTGGCCCAACTGGCTCCAGCGGCGTCGCTCGGCCAACTCTCGCAAAGCGCGGTGGTGGCTATCAGTGCTCAGGCGCTGGTTCCAGCCGCTCGTTTCGCCGGTAAGGCGTCAGCTGCGATCGTGGCGGCTGCAGTGTCGTGCGCGGCGTCGGTTAAGGTGTCCGCCGCCGCCGGCCTGACCATCTTGATCACTGCGGTAAGCGTGGCGGCTAGATTCTTTGCCAGGACGATAGCGGCAATTCAGGGCCGGGTGCTTGGTGCAAGTACGCCGATCCGGACCCCGGCCAGCGCGGTCATAGCGATTGCATCTCGGACGTTGACGCCGGCGCCGAGGCTAAGGGCGCAGGCAAGCACCACGATTATGGCGGGCGCTGTGGCGGCGCTAACACTGATCAAGGCCGCGGTGACTGTGAGTTACGCGATCGCAAGCCGTGCGCTGACCGCCGCCGCCCGGCTCATCGTCAAGTCGACTATGACGGCCGCAGCCGAGGTCCTCGGCGCCTCAGCGAATGCATTCCTGAGGACCACCCGCAGCGCCCTCGCTGCAATAGCCAGTCAAGCGGTGAGCGCCGCCGAAATCGTTAAAGTGCGAATGAGCATAGGCTACTCAGTAGCGAACCAGGTGCTAACGGCGGGGGGTAAGATATTCACGCGGGCTTCGGCCGTGTTATCAACCGTAGCCCTCGGCGCATTGCCCAAACTCGTAATCGTGCGCATAGCCGGACTTGGCGTCGGCCTTCCTGCGCTGCTGGCAGCCTGGTCGGTCAGGATAGTCAAGGGCGCGACGGCCGCTATCGCGGGCAGCAGCGGAGCGGTCGCAGTGTCGCTATCGTTGATTGCTTCGCTCAGGAGATCCACGGCATCTGTGCTCGCGGTCGCGTGCAATGGAGTATCGAGCGCTGCCAGGTTCGGAGCCAAGGGCGCAGCTGCATTATCAGCATCTGTGCTGAATGCCGCGTCATTGATGAAGGCGAGGGCGGCAGCATCAGTCGCAATCCTGCTGAACGCATTAGGGGCGTTCTACAGCTTGTTTACCACGGTGCCGCCGCTCGCTTCGCCGCGCGTGGTATTTACCGTGACGCTCGACGAGGGGATGACTCTCAGCTCGAGCGTGATGGACACCGCACTGAGATTCTCAGCTGCCCTCGACGCAGGGGACCCATTCGATACGAGGCTTTAACGGAGGGCAGTGCAAGTGGCAAGTTTTATGAGCACGCGTTTTTGCGGTCATTCTCGCGCGTCTGTTCTTCTTGCCTGGCGCGCGAAGAATCCCGAAAAACGGCAGAGCCAGCAGTGGAGCGGTCAGAGCGAAGACACGGGACCTTTCGCCCCTCGGCGGCCACGGGGGCAGGCTCCAGCCACGCGAGGGTGACAGAAAAGGATCTGGACTAAAATAAATGGCCAGTTACTACACCATTACGACCGCCGACAACGGCAAGGTGCTGGGATTTCCGCTGCTCCAGAGCAACGGCAATCCGAACAACTTTGCCGGTGCCACAGCGACGCTTTGCCTCAAGGACCAGAACGGCACTCTATTGACGCGGTCGCTGATCTTCAACGGCGTGACGATGGAGTGGGAATACCCGGTCGTGGCCGGTGAGTTTGCGGCCGGTCGCTGGCGCGCGATGGTGGCGGTGACGTTCCCGGGCGGGCTCGGGCCGGTGTATTCGACTGAATCCATTTTCGACGTAGTGGCTGCGGACTGACATGAGTGCAACTGCGCGATTGTCACCCTCGCGTGGCTGGAGCCTGCCCCCGTGGCCGCCGAGGGGCGAAAGGTCCCGCGTCTTCGCTCTGACCGCTCCGCTGCTGGCTCTGCCGTTTCGGGATTCTTCGCGCGCCAGACAAAGCAGACGCTCGAGAATGACAGAAGGGAAATAGCAATGAGTGCGGGAGCAATCGCCCTCGACGAGATTCAATCGGCAGATTGGAGCCTGGCGCTCGACACTTCGATGGGGGGGGCTTTGCAGGCGGTTGTGTCGGGGGCAGGGCTCGGCAACGTGGTGCAGGGGATCGCGGATATCAACCAGTGCATCGGGATTATCCTGAGCACGCCGCCAGGGAGTGACCCTCTGCGGCCGACGTTCGCCTGCGATTTGTGGCCCTTGATCGATACGCCGATTACGGTGGCGCGGCCGCAGTTGGTGCGGGAGATCGTCGAGGGGATTACGAAGTGGGAGCCGCGCGTGCGGGTGTTGTCGGTAGTGGTGAACCTGGTTGCTGGAACACTCCAGAATCTGCTCATTACGATCGTGTGGCAACTACGGATCGATGTGAGTGGAGTGGGTAATCAGGCGTTAACGATAACGGTGCCGAGGAGTTTAGCGTGAGCGTTTCTGCTTTGTCACCCTCGCGTGGCTGCCGCGAAGGGTCCCGCGTCCTCGCTCTTTTTCCGTTCCAGCAGCGAAGACGCGGGATTCTTCGCGCGCCAGGCAAAGAAGAACAGACGCGCGAGAATGACAGAGGGATAGGCACGGGTGACAGAGAGTGTGATGACCCTCTTTGCTCGCAGAAATATCCTTGTAACGAATGCCTCAAGCGAATGACCCCTACGAATGGCGGGTAATCCGACATGGTCGCCGAATGCGCCGGTTGCTGCGGGCAAGGTTATTATTGACCCGGCGGGGAACGTGCAGCAGTGGTCGGCGGCGCCGGGGTCGACCGGGGCGGTTCCGCCGGCTTGGGGCAGCGTGCTGGGGGCGTTTACGGCCGATGGGGCGGGTGGATGGACCTGCGTCGCGGTGCTCGAGGTGGTATCGCTGCCGACTGGGATCGTCACGCTGCCGGTTCCACAATTTGTCAACGATGCGGATGGGCTCGACCCAAACCTGATACTCAACGATATGATCGCGTCGTTTCAAGCATTGGCCGGCCGCACGCTTTACCCGGCGCAAGTCGAGCGTCTGCTGATCGACCTTTATGCGTACCGCGAATCGCTGGTGCGCAATGCGATTCAGTACGCTGCGCTGCAATGCCTGGTGGCATTCTCCGCCTACCCGATGCTCGATTACCTGGGGCAGCTGCTGGGCGTCTCGCGGCTGCCGGCGCAAGGAGCAAGCTGCACGCTGCAATTCACGCTAGCGGCGGCACAGCCGTTCGATTTCGATATTCCGTCGGCGACCCTGGTTGGCACGCAAGACGGCGTGTTCACCTTTGCGCTGCTGTCGGACCTGATTATCCCCGCAGGATCGACCACCGGGGTAGCAAGCGCGGTTTGCACCACTCCGGGAGGGGCAGCGAATAATTACGCAGTCGGCCAGGTGAGCGTGCAGCTCAATCCGAACACGCTGATTACCGCAGTGACTAATACTACTGTGACCAGTTGGGGGGGTGAGACGGAAAACGACGCGCATCTGAGGGACCGCATCCAAGCGGCGCCGAACCGCTTCAGCGTGGCGGGGCCGGCCGGTGCGTATCGCTTCTGGGCATTGTCGGCCGATCGGGGAATCGTCGACGTGCTGGTGACGACGCCGGCGCCGGGGACGGTGAATGTATACGTACTGATGGGTCCGGTGACGCAGCCGGCGGCATCGCCAAATACGACCGGGATCGCCTCGAGCGTAATCCTGGCCAAGGTTTTTGCGATCGTCAATGCGGACTTAATTCGGCCGCTGACCGACACGGTGTTCGCGCTGGCGGTGACCGAGGTAAATTACAGCATCGTCGGCACCGTGACGCTTTATTCCGATGCTGACCCGGGAGTGACGATGTCGGCGGCGAACACCGCCGCCCAGCAGTTTGCGCAGAATATAGCGAACCGGATTCAGCGCGACGTGGTTCCTGAGGAAATTATCGCAGCGATTGGCAGCGTGCCGGGGGTGTACCGGGTTCAGTTGAGCCAGCCGAGCTATACACAGTTGACGGCAGGGCAGTGGGCGAACTGCACGGCGATTACACTGACACAAGCTATTAGTACGGAGCATAGCTGATGTGCGACGGAGGGCTTGTTTGTCACCCTCGCGTGTCTGGCGCGAAGGGTCCCGCGTCTTCGCTCTCCCGCTTCGGGATTCTTCGCGCGCCAGGCAAGGACAGACGCGCGAGAATGACAGAGGGGCGCTTCGCGAGGGTGACAAACGAGGAGGGCGCGGCGGTTGGCTGACCTCCAGATCCAGCCCTCGATCAACGATGCGCGGTCGCAGGCGCATCTGGCGTTGATCAATCGGTTGAAGGCGCTCGACCTGTCGCCGATTCTGGTCTACCGGATCGCCTCGCTGGTCGACTCGGCTGTGCTGCCGATGGCGTGGCAGTGGGACGTGCTCAACCCCCTGTTGCTGCCCGAGCTGTCTGAGATTATTACGCTGGACTATCCGGCGTGGGACCCGGTTACGGGGATCGACACGCTGATCAATCTCGACACGTTGGAATACCAGACGCAGGACACTGCGCCGGCGAGCCCGCAACAGAACTATGAGCAGTACCGCCTGCTGATTCTGTTGAGCACGGCGCTGCATCGGGTGATGGGTACGGTCGGAGGTTTGAAGCGCGCATTGGCGGGGCTCGGCTATCCCAACGCGGTCGTGCAGGAGGGGCAGAATACGTGGGGTGGCACCACGTGGCCATCGAACGAAGGATGGGCGGTGTTCCGGGTGCTGATTGATTTAGCGACGGTGCCGGCCGGCACCGACTTGACCGCGCTGGTTCCACGGATATATGCGATCTGCAATTTCTGGAAGCCCGCGCGCTGCTGGCTGGATAGCGTGCAATTCGGGCTGTTCATCGCAGATACTCTGATTCCACCGGTGACGGATCGGCTGACGAACATCTTCACGCAGCATGACTTCCTGATACCGCATCCCACAGATTTGTTTAGCGGGAAGTTGTTTCCGATCGCGGACAAGAAAACGCTGGTGCCGTACTGGAACGACCGCTATTACCATGCTGGGATTACCTATGGGCAGAACGAACCGGAGGTCGCGGATAGTGCGATGGTGAGAAATGGAGTGCCGATTGCGCACTAAGAGCCAGCAGCGGAGCGGCCGGAGCGAAGACGCGGGATTCGTCGCGCGACAGGCAAAGCAGACGCGCGAGAATGACAGACCGAAGCACCCTCACCCTACCCTCTGCCGCAAAGAAGCGGGCGAGGGGCCTACTTTCTATCACCCTCGCACGTGGCTGCCGCGTGAAGGGTCCCGCTTCCTAGCTCTGGTCTTGTTGCTGCTGCTGTGCGGCGGGTGCGCGCAGATTAAGCGGGTGGACTATGCGGACTTGGCCGGCAATCCCTGTCAGACGATTAAGGTGCGGCCGGACTGGTATACGGCGGAGACTTCGACGGCCTGCATTCGGAGCGGTCAGGTTGTCGCTGTGGAGACGCATCACACGGATTTGTCGATGTTCGACGGGGCGGCGGCGATGCTGGCTGCTATACTCGCAGTGGGGGTGCTCTAAGACATGAAGCAAGTAGACTGGAAAGATCGCCTCCCCGGTGACATCGGCTTGGTGTGCAACGTGGGCATCGAAAGCGATCTTATTGTGGACTTCGAGGGAGAACTCCATGAAGACTACTCCGGCGCCTTTCTCCCTTCTCATGTTTTCATTCAGGCTCCAAACGATATGATAATTGAGTCTGTGTGGAACCGAATGACATCTGCGGCACCAGATAACAAATATGAATGCCTCCCGCTTCAAATGTGGAGACTAACTAGAACGGACGCGCAAATTAAGGACGCGATTAATACCTACCTCTATCAATACGGCACGGACGGTTATGGCGTGCTGGACCTGCTCGGCTTCGCGCTTCAGGCGGTCCTGCAACATCTCGGGAATCCTAAGGCAAGGAATCCCATATTGTGCGGGTATGTCTGTTCGATGAGCGCGCTAATTTTTCTGCGTTATCCATCGAGCGAGACGTGGCCGCGACAGGCTGACTTGAGGGACTGCGATCCACTGGCGCTGCTGATGATGTTTTTGAGCAACGAGGTAAAGCCATGAGAGGGCAGACGACCCCAACCCTACCCTCCCCCTGGCCAGGGGAAGGTTTTATGGAGTGCGTGCTACCTAGCGCGTGGGGTACACGTCTCCAATTTAATGACGCACTCCAATAGGCCCTCGCGGGCCGTTCGGCAGGCTCCTTTGCTCGCTCCGCGCGCGGACGCGCTCCGCTAGTGCTCTCCCCCTGACCAGGGGGAGATTAAGAGGGGGTCGTCTGTGAAAGGCATCGTCAGACTATATGAAGGGCAGCACTCTCACCCTGCCCGCAGCACCTTCACCCTGCCCTCTCCCGCAACTGAGCGGGCGAGCGGCGGAGGGGGAGCGGGCGAGGGGCAGCCGTGGCGGCGGGGGCGGTTGATTTGGGAGCGGGAGAATCTGGTTGTTAATGGGGGACTTACTGTGCTGGCTAGTCTGTTGGGAGGGACTACTGCGGGGGAGTTTGTTGCTGCGGTTGGGTTTGGGTCGGGGAGCACAGCGCCTACGCCTACTGATACTGCGCTGAGCACTTCGCCGGCTTATTACAATGCGGTTGGGACGATCACGATTGGACCTGCCGGCGGGATCGCGGCAGGTACCGTGCAGTTTGCATATCAACTGCTGACGACTGACTATGCGGCTAATCCTCTCACGATCCAGGAGATGGGACTGTTCGGGAATACCGGCGGGGTGAATCTGCCGGCCGCGATCGGGACTGCGAACGCATCGTGGGCGGCGACTACTGCTTACATCGTCGGTAACTTGATCGTCGATTCAAATGGGAATATCCAGCGCTGCACCACCGCTGGAACTTCGCTGGGGGCGCATCCGACGTGGGCGACTACGATCGGCTCGACGACCACGGACAATACGGCGGTGTGGACGCTGATAGCGAAGAGCACGGCGCCGGTCCCGATGATCGCGCATGTGGTGGTGCCGTCGTTCCCATACGTGGGGGGAGGGAACTTCAGCGGGACGTGGGCGGTGAGCATGTGATGCGAAGCAAAGAACAGGCGACCCCCACCCTACCCTCGTCTTTCTGGACGCAGCTCGCGGACTCGCCTGCTCGTTCCGCTTCGCTCCACTGGTCAGGGGGAGGTTTTACAGAGTGCATGCTCCAAGACGGGCGTCTTCTCCAATGTCTCCCCCTGACCAGGAGGAGATTAAGAGGGGGTTGCCTGGATGCCTAACCCGACTGGCAGCACTTACCTTCAGTCGGACAGCGCATATCTGTGGACCGATGGGGACATCTATCAGATTGCGCAGAGCGATACGGTTGAGGGGGCGGGGGTGGGGGCTTCGTTCGGTGGGGACGGGGTGGCGAATCAGCCTCATCATGTATTGCTGAATAAGATTGACTGGCTCCATCGCCATCTGCAGACCGACGAGAATAACCTGTCGATCATAGTGGCAGCGCTGGCTGCGTTCACCTCCTCGGCGACCCCGACCGGGTGGCTGAAGGCCACGAGCACCGATGTCGGGCCTATCGGCGGCCAAATCCAGCTCATCCTGCAATGGGGATTGATTGACCTGTCACCATACGCGAACAGCAGCAGTCAGATCGTGAACATCAGTTTTAATTTCCCGATTGCTTTCCCGCATGCGACCTGGGCGCTGCACGCATTCTGGCGTTACATTCGCGCCTCGCCGGCGACGACTGGGTTTACCACTCCGAGTGTGGTCTCCCCGATGCTGCCGCAGGGGAACTCTGTGTACTTTGATTTGGGGCCGGGCAAGCAGTTTCAGAATCTGATTGCGGGGCCGAACAACAATAACAGCGGATTCTCCGGGATTGGGTGGCTGGCTTGGGGGTATTGAGACGAGAAGAGCTAAGAAGCGGGATTCCTCGCGCGCCAGGCACGAAGAACAGACGGGCGAGAATGACAGAAGGGACCTCCTTGTCACCCTCGCCTGGCTGCCGCGAAGGGTCCCGCATCTTCGCTTCTGCGGGTGAGGGGCAAATCTGAGATGGCTAATCCTACTGGCAGTACTTACTTACAAGCGAATAATTCCTACGTCTGGATTGATGGGGATGTTTATCAAATTCCACAGACGGACCAGGTGGAGGGGGCGGCTACCGGGGCTAGCTTCAGCGGGATAGGAGTCGATAATCAGCCGCATCAGGTGATGCTGAACAAAGTGCAGTGGCTGCACAACCGGCTGGTGGCCGACGAGGCTACAATCACCACCCTCCAATCGTTGCAGAACCTGATCTTATCGAGCGCAGGGCCGAGTGGATGGTTGAAGCTTACCAGCAATGACGTTCTGTCGAACTCGGCCGTTCAAATTTTTATCCAGTGGGGATTTATTTCCTTTGCCGGGATTCCCGGCTCTCAGGCAGTGCCGAAACCAATCAGCTTTAATTTCCCGATCAGATTTCCCAATGCCTGCTGGGTGGTCTTGCCGACTGCACAGTTGGATAGCACTAACCTCGCTAAGGGTTCTCAGGGACTGCAGAATATACACGCGGTGGCGGTGGCATCGCCGCTTCAGCAGCAGGGGAATCAGATTGATTACTTCGGCGGGATCTTCGGCAATGGTAATCCGGCGCCTTCGGGAGTTGCAGGGATCGGGTGGATTGCGCTGGGGGTGTGAGCACAGTGAGCGATGCAGAGCGAAGACGCGGGATTCTTCGCGCGCCAGGCAAGAAGACCAGACGCGCGAGAATGACAAACAAAAACGCGACGGCCTGTCGGTCTTTTTATGCGCGCGTCACGGACTCCTTAGCTCGGCTCCGCTGCGCGCCGCCTAGTGTCACCCTCGCGCGTGTCTGTCATTTGACCGCTCCGCTGCTGCGCGTGAAGGGTCCCGCGTCTTCGCTCTTTCTCGCAGTCCTGCTGTGTGCTTCTATCCTGATCGCTCCGCTGCTGGCGGGGGCGCAGTATAATCCCATCCCCAACTTTACCGGGAATCTGGCGGGGCAGCAGTTCCGCAATGCGATTAACGGGAAGCTCAACGGCAGCGATCCTATCGCTCCGCAGCTCGTGCATATTTTCTTTTTTCAGCTGCCGGCGATCGTGACTAACGGGCAGATGTTCTACGTGATCGATGGGGTCTCGGGAAGTAATCCTTGCGCGCAGGGAGGTGGAGGGGCGGTTGCGCAGGGAATCGCGGGGGCGTGGGTTTGCGGCACCGGAGGGGGCGGCGGATCGAATCCGATCAACTCGGCGCCGGCGCAGACCGCGAAGTACAATGCGCGCGGCTTTGGCTTTGGGACGGTGGCCTGTCCCGGCACTTCTGCTGATGCACTGGTCGAGGGCTGCGACATCGGGGATTTTGCGCCGATCAAAGGGACCTTCACTGCGGTTGCAAAGCCGGCCACGGCGAATGCCTGCTACGTCGGCGGGACCGACAGCGGCGGCAATGACGAGCGCAATTACACGCTGTGCGGCAACGGGGTAAATATTGCGACCACGCTCAGCTTCGGATCGTCTTCGGGGCCGAATCTCACTCATACGTACAACCTGGCGCAGCCGGCGAGCGGGGTGATTAATACGTGGACTTTTGCGGCCGGGGGTGGCGCCGCGCTGGTCTGTCCCAGCGGCACGTGCCCCGATTCGATTGCTGATTATCCGGCGAATGCGTGCACGGCGAATAGCTGCGTCGACCGGGTGACGGTGCACTATATCGCGAGCAGCAACACGTATTTTTTAACGGTGGATGGAAGATGACAGTCCTTCCTTTTGTCAACCTCGCGTGGCTGCCGCGAAGGGTCCCGGGTCTTCGCTCTGACCGCTCCGCTGCTGGCTTCTGCGTGTTCGGGATTCTTCGCGCGCCAGGCACGAAGAACAGACGCGCGAGAATGACAGAGAAGGATCGGAGATGAAGAGCGAGGACGCGGGACCCATCGCGCGGCAGCCACGCGCGAGGGTGGCAGAAGCGGATGGGTGGACGCTGGACGCGTTTCGGGAGCCCGTGCATCGGCTGTTGGATGAGCGGGAGCGGGAAATTGATATTCGCTTCAAGGCGAGCGATATCGCTGTCTCGGCCGCATTCGTAGCGAATGAAAAGGCGATCGTCAAGTCCCAGGAGGTGCAGCGCGCGTACAATGAGCGCAGCAACGAGTTTCGCGGTCAGCTCGACGGCCAGGCCAAGATGCTGATGCCCCGGTCCGAGGCGGCCGCGCTGATTCGGTCGCTAGGATAAGTTCTACGCGGCGGCGGCCAGCGATGTGAGCGCGCTTTAATCAGCGACCGCATCGGCGCTTTGGAAAAGGGGGCGGCTAATCTACATTCTGGCTGTGGGTGGTTACCGCGGCCGCGTGGATGGCAGCATTGGCAGTGAGTATCGCGCTCAGGTTTATTAGGTGAGGCGGGGCCACGATCTGCCATCCTCGCGTCTTCCTTGCCTGGCGCGCGAAGAATCCCGGAAGCGGTCAGAGCGAAGACGCGGGACCCTTCGCCCTTCGCGGCAGCACGCGAGGGGCGGGCTCGCCGCGCGAGGGTGACAGACAACAGCAGGGGAGGTGGAGAGAGAATGGTTGCCAAGTCATCAATTTTAATCGGAGCGAGCGCGGAAACTCTTAGTCAGAATGTCTGGACAAGCAGCTTATTAGCAACTGGCGGCGGCTGGCGCCGTCGCATCCCAATACCGTGCGTGTCCTGATAGTCGCGGCCAAGGGAGACGAGGATTACAACAATGCGGAGTACGGTGATAGCAGGCGCGAATCTTTGGCGTGTGCAGTGGCGGCACGAGGGATATTTGACCTACGGTGATCCTGGCGACGATGCCTGGATACTGCCGCTGGCGATTCCGCCAAGGTGACAGTGAGCAGCGGGCGAACTGTCATCCCGAGCGAGGAAGGATCTGCGCGGAGCGATTCATGATGGCGCTGCTTGATGCATACGGTCGACCGATAGTGTTCGAAGCCCTGAGGGAGGAGCAGGCGGCGCCTACGCTCCTTGGCATCCGCAATATCTATTCGATCATCGACGATTCGATTGGCCTCACGCCCGAAAAGGCGGCGGGGATTCTGCGCACCGCCGAGTACGGCGACCCCTGGCTCTATCTCGAACTCGCCGAGCGGATGGAGGAGAAAGACCTGCTGTACCAGGGAGTGCTGCATACGCGCAAGATGGCGGTGTCGCAGCTCGATATAGACGTGCAGGCGGCGGGCGACGACCGGCAGTCGCTGCAAGATTCCGAGTTTATCCGCGACATACTAATCGACTCGTCGCAAGTTGACCTCCACGATGTAGTCTTCGAGATGCTCGATTCGCTGGGCAAGGGCTTCAGCGCGACCGAAATAATTTGGGACACCGACGGGGTGAATGCACAGACCGGCGTGCCGCAGTGGCTGCCGTTTGCACTCAAGTGGCGCGACCCGCGATGGTTCATGTTCGACTGGGTCTCGGGCGAGCAACTGCTGGTGCGGACGCTCCGCACCGACGGCCCGCAATTGCCGGTCGGCCGCGATTCCTGGGACTCGCGGCTCACCCCGATGAACTTCAGGATTCGCAGCGACGGTGGCGCGCAAATCGGGATTCAGCCGGCGACGTCAGCCTTGGCGCCGTTCAAGTTTATCACGCATATCACACGCGCTAAGGCGGGCCTGCCAATTCGCGGCGGCCTCGCGCGGATCGCAATCTGGTGCTACCTCTTCAAGAACTACGTACTCAAGGACTGGGTGGTGTTCGCCGAGGTTTACGGTCAGCCGATGCGGCTCGGCAAGTATGGGCCAGGCGCCACTGAGAATGACAAAGCGGCGCTGCTGCGGGCGGTGGCGAATATTGGCACCGACGCCGCGGCGATTATTCCCGAATCGATGGCGATTGAGTTCGTCGAGAGCCGCGGCGGCGGACAGAAATCGCATGAGATGTATCAGAAGTTCTGCGAGTACCTCGACAAGCTATTAACTATCGGCGTGCTCGGGCAGGAACTGACTACTCAGCTTCCGCTCGGCGCCGGGAGTAGGGCGGCGGCCGAAGTGCATGACGTGGTGCGGCGCGATATCGCGACCGACGATGCGCGACGGGTGAGTGCAACGCTGAACCGCGACCTGGTGAAACCGCTAATCGACCTGAATCGAGGGCCGCGGCGCCGTTATCCGCGAATCAGTATTGGGTTCAATGAGAAGGCCGACTTGACCGAACTGATGGCAGGACTTGGACCCGCAGTAGATCGCGGATTGCGGGTGAGCGAAAAGTGGCTACGCGGTCAGTTCGGCGCGCCTGACCCTGAACCAGGTGAAGCTTTGCTGCATCGAGCCGAGCACACCTCAGCCGTGGACGATAGCGCTCTGACCGACCGAAAGGAGCCAAGCACCGTCCGGAATGTGCAAAAGTGA